GGAGCATGTTGGTCTTCTCAGAGAAACCAAACAACCCCCGATCAGTACCAAGGTGCTCATTGGGGATCGTTGGGAAGAGTCTAAGGCTGGGGCGTTGCGGATATTCAAGAAGCACGACCATGGCCAGCAATATGTCATTGGTGCCGATGTGGGCCATGGTGTTTCCACAAGTAGAAAACATGCTGACTGGAGTGTTGCTCAAGTCTTGGATGAATCCGGAGAACAGGTTGCTTTGATGCGCTCTAGGGTTCTCCCGGGTGACTTTTCCAGATGGCTTTATCACCTTGGGCGTTTCTACAATGACGCCGAGATCTGTGTAGAGAACGCTGGTCCTGGCTATCATGTGTGTCAGCGGTTGTCCAGGGACTACCTGTACCCGAACTTCTACACTGAAGAAGTGTTCGACAAAATCAGTGAGCAGACCACAACCAAGCTGGGTTTTACGACATCCGTAAAGTCAAAGCCAATGATCATCAATAAGCTGCGCGATGCCGTAGCTGCTTCAGACATCAAGGTCAATGATCCGGATACTCTGGATGAAATGCGGACCTTCATCGTCACAGATAGTGGCAAGTATGAGGCCGATGCTGGGGCACATGATGACACGATTATAGCCTTGGCGTTGGCCTGGCACATCCACAAAGGGGAAGCCCCTGAAGCCGCATCCTATGCGCTGTGGGATGTGGAAGAAGGATCAGATCCGGATGCTGGTGGTGATCTGTTCGACAACGACATCCTTGGTATCCAAGATTTCGAGGATGACGACGGTTACGACGGTTGGAATCACGTTTGATTCGGGGTGGCTGGGGAATCCGGGGGTACACAGCTATACTCCTCTGGCTGCCTGGTGATCCCCACCTACCTATTTTTGAGGAGTTTCCATGGCTAAAGACGTCAAACAGCCATTGACTGACAAAGAGATTGCCGACCTAATCCTCGGTGAACTTCAGGATGGCATTCAGTTCGCAGATTCTACACTCTCTGAAGAACGCTCAATTGCCCTGCAGTATTACTACGGAGAGTTACCGAAACGGTTACACAAGGGATCATCTGGGTATCGATCACTAGATGTTCATGACCAAGTAGAGACTGCCAGGGCAATGCTGGTCGAGACTTTCCTTGGCCAGGAGCTTCCACTTAAGATAATCCCGGGTAAGAACAAGGTAGCCAACGCTGTTCATACAGCTATGGCTACCCAATACGTCAATGATGTCGTGTTCTCCAAGAACAACGGCGAAGAGATCCTTGATCAGGTGATCTTTGATGCCTTGTTGGCACGCATTGGTGTCGTTAGGGTTGATTGGGTAGAAGAGACCAAGATCAAGCGCGAGATTCTGCCGCCGTCTCCAATGGAGATCATTGAGAAAGTAGCGGCTGCCGATGATGTTCTTGAAGTTGAGGTAGAGAAGGAAGATTCAGACGAGGAGGGAGAAGAAGAGGGTGAGATGGGAATGCCTGGTGAGGAGCTGTGGGAAGCCACAGTGACCCGCGAGGTTACTGAAGGATGCGTGAGGATTGAGCAAGTACGCCCAGAGGACTTCATCGTCAACACTGCGGCACGGGACGCCTACGAGTACCCTATCGGCCACCGGCTGACCAAGCGCATGTCCGTGTGGATGTCTGAAGGGTACGACGAAGAAACCCTGAAGAAAGCAATGAGCGATGGCGATCGCAAGCTGCTTGAAGAGGCCCAAGTTCGGAATAACGCTGGTTACAGCTGGGATACTTCGAGTATTTCTGATACTGATCCTTTGGTGACGCTGTTCGATGCCTACGCTTACCTGGATATTGAGAAGAACGGACAGCCACGCTACTACAGGATCTTGATTGCTGGTACCGAGGTAGTCGAGAAGGAGATGGTGGAAGACCATCCATTTGTCTTCTACACGCCAATTAAGGTTCCTCATGTATTCCATGGCGTCCAATTCACCAAGACAATCATCCCAACAGCAAACGCAAAGACGGCCCTGACTCGCTCGGTTATTGACCATGCGATGCGGATCAACAACCCACGCTGGACGGTACTGAGGGGAACCTTCAAATCTCCTCGTGAGCTGCTTGAGAACAAGTTCGGCGGCATCGTTAACATCAACCGTCCAGACGGCATCCAGCCGCTTCCGCAGTCTGGGCTGAACCCGTTTGTCTTTGAGACACTGAAGCTGCTTGATACTGACCTATCGGATACTACTGGTATCTCCAGGATGTCCCAAGGTGTCGATAAGGATGTCATCAGTAAGCAGAACAGCCGTGAGATGGTCAGCGACATCGCCAGAGCCGCTGAGACGCGGCTGCGTGTCATGGCCCGTAGGTTTGCATCAGGGTTCCTTAAGGAGCTTGCTAGGAAGGTCTACGCGGTCGCAGTGGCTAATGACGATGATACTGAGACATGCCTGATTGATGGTAAGCCGACACCAGTAACCCCATCTGATTGGCCACCTTGTGCGGACATCCAGGTACGCTTGGAGCTATCAGCAGGGCAGAAGGAGAAGCGTGTTGGGGAGATTTCCAATACCCTGATGCTTCTGCAACAGGACCAGCAGCTTGGCCAGGCACTGGAGTATGGGTACAAGCGCCGTCTGGCTGTGGAAGCCATGAGGCTACAGGGATTCCCTGATGCTGAAGCTGCCCTGAGTCCAGAACAGCCGCAGCCATCCCCTGAGCAACAGGAGCTTCAGAAGCTGGAGCTGGAAGCCCGTCGGGCAGAGGTCCAGATTCAGCAGATGAACGCCCAAGCAGGGGCCATGAAGGCAGAAGCTGCCCGTATGAGTGCAGAGACAGAACGCCTCAAGGCAATGAAAGGTCTCGATCTGGAATCCCAGAAGATGCTGTTGGATCAGTGGGAAGCGCAGGCCAAGTTCTCGTTGGAGAGCCGCAAGCAGACCTTCAATGAAGCTGCCGCTGCCTACGAGAAGGCCGTCATCGACAAGAAGATGCGCCAAGATCCAGAATCTGTCAAAGCAATTGCTGCGGTGGATAGCTAACCGTATGGGACCCTTCGGGGTCCCTACTCCTCGGGAGTACCTATGACTGATGACGAAGAGCTACAATCACTAATACAGCGTGGGCATGAAGCAGCCGAGCTACTACGCAATCGTGCGTTCAACAATCTTGTTGCTGAGCTAAAGGACACCTACTTCAACAGGTGGCTATCTTCAGCCAATGCTGACGAACGTGAAAAGATCCATGCTTCCGCTTTGAGCCTAGAGGATATGGTCAACAGCCTAATGGGCCAGGTCTCGGAGATGGAGCAGTGGCAAGCCAGACTAGAGAGCGAGAACCAGGAATCTGTAGAAGAGAGTTGGGATGACTGGGTAAAGAACTTTGAGGATGATTGACAATGGCAAAAGATAGTACCGTCGAACAGGTTTTTCAAGAGCGGGGCTACACTGAAGAAGGTGCGGTCGCCGCTATGCTGGCTAAGTGGGGAGTGTCTGAGGACGAGGAAGACGGCGCAAGCCCATCTGATACGTCTGATGACTCCACCGGGGACACTCAGGATGAGGCCCCGGATAAGGATGAACAGTCCCAACAGACCGAGGAAGGGGACGCTACGGATGAAGCAGACGAGGACAGTGAGGACGACGACGATGAGTCAGCTGGTGATGAGGACAGCGACGACAGCGATACAGAAGAGGAACAGGAACCTTCTGTAGTCGGTGACGACGTTAAGGTGACCGTTGAGGTCAATGGAGAGTCCAAGGAGTTCACAGTTGGTGAGTTGAAGCGCCTTGCTGGTCAAGAAGCCGCACTGACGCAGAAGAGCCAGAAGGTCTCGGAGCAACAGCAACAGTACGAGATGGGGCTCAAAGCCCAGCGTGCGGCATTGGAAGAGATGGTCAGCCGGGCAGCCAAGCGATTCGAGCCCTACAAGGACTTTGACTTTGCTTTGGCTGCTCAGCAGTATGATCAGGAAACATATCAGGCGTTGAAGGATGATGCTCAGTCCGCCTATGCTGACATGGAGTTCTTCAGGAATGAGTTGGGATCACTGATCGCTAAACAAGATCGTGAAGCTCAGGAGCAGCTTCAGTCTCAAGCTCAAGCAGCATTACAGGTACTCCGAGACCCAGAGCAGGGCATCCCTGGATTCAACCGTGAAGTGTTCATCCAACTTCGGGATTACGCCCAATCGCTTGGTATCTCGGATGATGACCTGGACAAGACCGTCCATCCAGCGGCCTGGAAGATGATCCACAAGGCCATGGAGTACGATCGGCTTCAAAAGACGAAAGCTGGGGCTAAGCCAGCACCGCAGAAGTCCAAGAAGATCGTGAAGACTACCAAGACGACATCTGGTGCTAAGGCTTCCAAGGAGAAGACCGCCAAGCAGCGTCTGGCCAACATCTCTTCCAAGAGTGGCCTCGACTCCATTGAGGCAGCCGCTGAAGCTATTGCAGCTCGGTGGCAATAACCCCCACGACCGATAAGAGGTAGCCAAAATGGCTGATACAAATCTGTTCTCCACCTATAACCAGGTGGGTAAGGCGGAGGACGTCTCCGACGTTATCTCCAACATCGATCCGTTTGACACCCCGTTCCAGTCGATGATTGGTACGGAGAAGTGCTCCGCGATCAACCCCTCGTGGCAGGAAGACTCCCTGGGTACCCCGGCTGG